GGACGCCGAGCCGAGCCAGGTTGCCGAGGGCGTCAGGCTGCCAGCGGGGGCTAAGTTTGGGCTCCAATGCCTGCATGAGGCCCTGATCGCGGCGGGACAAAAGCCCGTGTCACGCGACATCCCCGGAAACGTCCGCGTCGTGGCTTTGGACGTGTGGCGCCGCGAGTTCTACGCCCGATCCCACCTTGATAACAACGACGCCAAGCGGCAGGCATTTCATAGGGCAATCAAAGAGTTGCGGGCCGCAAGTGTCGTGGCGGTGATGCACGATCAGGCATGGCTGACGGAGGGCGACAATGCCTAAGACCCCCAGCGTGACACGCTGTCACGCCACGACTGTCACGGCGTTACGTGACGTGACGGGGGCTTATACAAGCCCCGTCATGTCACGGTCGCCGACGCGTCACGCGCCGCTCGACCACGACGCCGCCGAGGCCGCCGCAATGCGTGAGCATTACGCGCAGCCCGCCGACCCGAACGCATGGAAGCCAGGCGACCGCGACGACTACGCCAAGGGGCTGCTGCAAGGGTGGAGGGCGCATCGGTGACCGATCAGACGCGCGCGCGCGGCGTTCCCAAGCCCGAGCAAGAACGGCGCGCCCCTTGGCTTAGGCGTTGGGATTTGGTGGCGGCTGCGGCTTGCCTTCGCTGCCCGGCCTGCGCTTCGCCGCAGATTTTCCTTCGCGATTTCACGTCGCGCACGTCCGACTGGCAATGCCGGATGTGTCAGCATCGGTGGAGCATCGCCGAATGACCGTCGAGCATCAGCCCGAGCCGGCGCAGGACGACCCGGCTGCCGCCTACAGGACGCGCGCAGAGAGGCGCAAGGCGTGGGAGGCATGGGAGGCTGCCGGCGAGCCGTGGCCGCCGCCGGAGGGGCTGCTGAGCGCGTCCCTGTCCGCGTGCATGGACCGCGGGCGCGAGCGCGACAGGTGGCGGCGGTGAGCCCCGAACAGACCGCGCGCGCGTTCGCCCTGCGCGACGTGCTGTGGCGCGTGGAGGACATGGCGGCCGAAGCGCGCCGGGCCGAGCAGGACGCGCGCGAGCATGGCGCTGATACCGCATACCCGCAGGCGCGCGTGGCGACGCTGGGGCGCGTCGCGGACGGACTGCGCAAGGCGATGGAGAAGGAGCGAGTGGATGTTGCGGATTGACGACATGCTGACGGAGAGCGTGGCGCTTTGGCATAGCGAGCGGCGCTTTTCGCCGCATGACTGGGCGGGGCAGATGCTGGCCGCCGTTATCGAAATTCGTAACCTTCAGGTGGATCTGGCTGCGGCTCGGGGAGACGTGGAGCGCCTGCGCGCGGCGCTGCGGGATGTGCTGACCGATTGGGACGCATATCGGATCGACAGCACCGAAGACATGCGCCGCCGCTATGACGCCGCCCGCGCCGCGCTGGAGCCGCGCACATGAGCGACCCGCGCGACCGCACGCTAGGCGAGGCCGAGGCCTACGCCGACGGCCTGGCGTCCGCAGCCGTCGCCGCCCGCGCCATGGCACGGCGCATCCGTGCCGCCGCCCGAGGCTGCGCCATCGCGGAGAGCAACGCCGCGACGCTGGAGTTACTCGCGGACGCGCTGGCCGACGACATGCCGCAGCGCGGGCCGACCGGCCTTTGCTACAGGGGTGGGTGACGCATGAGGTGGCCAGCCAATTATGAGCCCGGCGGCAACGACTGGCGGCTGTGGTTCGCGTGGCGTCCGGTTCGCGTCGGCGCCGTCAAGGTTTGGCTGGAGTGGGTCGAATGGCGGTATCGCCCCAGCGCCCTGCGAATGGCCCTGTGCAACCCGCGCTTGGAGTATCGGCTGCCATGAACGCGATACGCCGGCACAAGCGCCCATCGCCCGAGCCCGCCGCCGACTACGGCGCGCAGCCGTGGCGCGTCGAGGTGGAGGACGTGCCGGACCCGGACCGGCCTAACTCGCCGCTTGCCACGATCCGGCGCGCGAGCGCGTATGACCCGCTCAAGCGCATGGACCTGGACCCGGCGTTGTTCCTTGCCGCCGAGAAGTTCCGCGACGCCTATGCCTTGAGCGAGGGCGCGCGCGAGGGCGTGGGCAGCGTGCGCCTAGAGCCGTGGCAGCGGTGCCACTACGCGCAGAGGGTGGCCGACGCGCGGCAGGACGTGCGGGACAGCCTGCAAGCGGTGGGGCTGCGGCTGTCTGGCGTGTTTGTGGCTAGCGTGATCCAGTGCCAGCCGGTGCGGTGCATGGAACGCGCCATGCGGCTGCGGAGCGGGGCAGGCGCGGACCTGATCCGCGAGGCGCTGGGCAGGCTGCGGGATTGGCAGACGGAGGCGGGGCGGTGAAGGATTACCCGACGCAAGAGCGCAATGAGGCCATGTTTCGCGCTTGGCTCAACGGCGCGATGTATGTGACGCTGGCCCGAAACCACGGGGTAACGCCAGCGCGCGTCAGGCAGATATGCCTTCGCGAGCAAAAGCGCGCCGATGCCAAAAACCCGTTGACACCGGGACCGAAACAGGCTAGGCGGGGGTAACGTGACTAGTTGCGCCCGGCCGGAACCCTCCGCGCCGGGCTTTTTCATGCGCGGGGGTCTGCGATGCATGGCAAGAAAAAGGGCAAGGGCAAGGGCGGCTACTAATGCCCGCGTCTAGCGCCACGCGGCGCGGCCGAGGCGCAGGCCACGGCGGCCCTCGCGCTGGCGAAGGATGGGGCGGCCCGGCCAACGGCAAGGCCGAGCCGGTGCCGCTGGATCAAGTCCGGCATCTGCGGTGGGACCCTGAGAACTTGGCTCGCAAGGCCGAGGTCGAAGCCGAAATGCTCGGCGTTCTCTACGCCATCGCGCACGACGGCGACGCCGAGGCCGTGCGCGTCAACGCCGCGGACAAGATGCTTGACCGCCTGCAAGGCAAGCCGGTCCAGCGGCAGGACCACACCAGCAAGGGCGAGCGCATCGGCTACGTCATTCCGGCGCCGCCCGAGGCAGAGGACGCCGAAACGTGGATGGAGCGGCACAAGCCCCGCTGATTGCGTGGCAGCCGCAGCGTGGGCCGCAGACTAGCTTCCTCGCGTGCCCGGTTTTCGAGGTGTTCTTCGGCGGCGCTCGCGGCGGCGGCAAGACAGACGCCGTGCTGGGCGAATGGGCCGTTCACGCTGATCGCTACGGCAAAAACGCCATCGGCCTAATGGTGCGCCGCACGCGCACTGAGTTGGCCGAGACTTTCGAGCGCGCGAAGGCGATCTACACGCCGCTGGGCGCGACGTTCACGACGGTTCCGATGCGGTGCGTGATGCCTGGCGGTGGCCGGCTCACGTTTGCGTATCTTGAGCGAGACGGCGACGCGGAAAGCTACCAAGGGCACTCCTATACGCGCGTGTATGTCGAGGAGGCGGGGAATTTCCCGTCGCCGGCCCCGATCCTGAAGTTGTTTGCCACGCTGCGCTCCGGCGCTGGCGTGCCGTGCCGCATTCGGTTGACCGGCAACCCCGGCGGGCCGGGTCATCAGTGGGTCAAGGCGCGCTACATTGACCCTGCGCCGCTTGGCTGGGAAGTGATCCGCGACCCGGAAACGGGGCTAGATCGCGTCTATATCCCGAGCCGCGTTGGCGACAACCGCCACCTAGGCGACGACTACGTTGCGCGGCTGCGCGCCGCGGGTTCGTCCGAGTTGGTCAGGGCGTGGCTTGAGGGCGATTGGTCCGTGATCGCCGGGGCGTTCTTCCCGGAGTTCAGCGCGGTGCGCCATGTAGTTCCGGCGCGGACGCTGCCGGCGTCGTGGGCGCGGTTCCGGGCGATGGACTGGGGTTCGGCGCGGCCGTTTAGCGTCGGCTGGTATGCAGTGAGCGACGGCAGCCTTGCCGAGTTCCCCCGCGGCGCGCTGATCCGCTACCGCGAATGGTATGGCAGCAACGGCCAGCCGAATGCGGGGCTCCGGCTGACGGCCGAGCAAGTCGCGGACGGCATACGGACGCGCGAGGCGGGCGACCCCGACGGCGACCGGATGTTGGGCGTAGCTGATCCCGCGATGTTCGCGGAGGACGGCGGCCCGTCTATTGCCGAACGGATGCACAGGCGCGGCGTGATCTTTCGGCCCGCCGATAACAAGCGGGTGCCAGGCCACGGCGCCATGGGCGGTTGGGATCAGGTGCGATCCCGGCTGCGGGGCGACGGCGAAAAGCCGGCACTGTTCATATTCGACACGTGCCGCGACCTGATCCGCACGCTGCCGGCTTTGCAGCACGATCCTGCGCGGCCCGAGGATCTGGATACTGAGGGCGAGGATCACGCGGCCGACGAGCTTCGGTATGCGTGCATGAGCCGGCCGTTCACGCCGCCCGCGCCCGTTGTGAAGCCGAAGCCGGACCCGTGGCGCAAGTCGCGGCCGGACAGCGGCGCAAGTTGGAAAACCGTCTGAGGTGACATGCTGACCCGACGCGAGACGCCAGAGCAGGTTGAGGGCACCGATACGCCCGACACCACTCTTGCGACCCTCGTGTCCTGGGTGGAAAGCGCCGAGGACGAAGGCACGGCCATGCGCGAGCGGTCGGAGCGCGACCGCGATTACTACGACGGCCGGCAACTGACCGTGCAAGAGGCGGCCGAGCTTCGCAAGCGCAATCAGCCCGTGATCGCGTTCAACATGATCAAGGGCAAGATCGACTACCTGCTGGGGCTCGAAAAGAACCAGCGCACGGACCCGAAGGCGTTTCCGCGCAACCCGGATGACGAGGACAGCGCGAAGGCTGCCACGGACAGCATCCGCTACGTGTGCGACCTCAACTCGATGCCCATGATCGCTTCCTCGGTGTGGGAAGGCATGTGCGTTGAGGGCGCGGGCGGCGTCGAGATCGTGGCCGAGCAGAACCCGGCCGGCGAAATCGACATCGTGCTTCGCGATATCCCGTGGGATCGCATGATTTGGGACCCGTATTCGCGGCGCCCGGATTTCAGCGACGCCAAGTTTAAGGGCGTGCTGCTGTGGATGGACGAAAGCGAGGTTCTGAGCCGCTGGCCGAACGCTGACCGCATCGTGTCCATGTCCTACGACAAGGTGTCGATGACTTCGGCGTGGGATGACCGGCCGCGGTGGTCTGTGTGGGCTGACGAGAAGCGTAAGCGCGTGCGCGTGGCGCAACTCTACTGGCGCACGTCGGACGATGACTGGCAGTATGCGACGTTCACGCGCGGCGGCTATCTCGATGAGCCGGCGCCGTCGCCGTATGTGGACGAGCATGGCCGGCCCGAGTGCCCGCTTGAGTTCCAATCAGCCTACGTGAACCGCGATAACTGGCGTTATGGCGTGGTGCGGGATCTGATCGACCCGCAGGACGAGATTAACCTTCGCCATCGCAAGGCGGTGCATCTGCTGAGCGTGCGGCAGGTGGTGGCCGAACAGGGCGCGGTGCGCGATGTGGACGCGGCGCGGCAGGAATTGGCGAAGCCGGACGGCTACATTGAGGTCGCGCCGCAGATGCGGTTCGACATCCAGCAGACCAGCGACCTGTCCGCCGGACAGGCGTCGCTGCTGCAAGAGGCGAAGTCGGTTTTCCAGACGATGGGGCCAAATGCCGCGCTGCTTGGCAAGCAGGGCACCAGCGCATCGGGCCGCGCCATCGCGCTTTCGCAGCAGGGCGGCGCCATGGAAATCGGCGCGATCCTTGACCTGCACCGCGACTGGCGGCGCCGTGTGTATCGCGCGATCTGGAACCGTATTAGGCAGTTCTGGGCCGCGGAAAAGTGGGTCCGCGTGACCGATGACGAGCGGAACATTCGCTTCGTGGGGCTCAACCGGCCTGTGTTCGACCCCATGACGGGGCAGCAGGTTGTCGAAAACGACGTGTCGCAGATGTTCGTGGATATCGTGGTCGAGGAAGGCCAGGACATCGCGACGTTGCAGATCGAAGAGTTCCAGACGCTCGCGGACCTCGCGAGCAAGGGCTTCCCGATCCCGCCGGACCTGCTGATTGAGGCGTCCAATCTCCGTTCCAAGGCGAAGATCCTTGAGCGGCTGCGCGGCGCGCAGGGCGATCCGTCGCAACCGCCGCCGCCGCCGCCTGAGTTGCTGGTCGCGCAGATGCGGATGCAGGCCGATCAAGCGCAAGCCGAGATGACCGCGCAGATCAAGGCAGCCGAGGCGCAGCAGGATGCGGCGCTTGAGCGCGAGAAGATGGCGCAGAGCGCGCAGATTGAGGCGCTGCGGATCGAAGCCGAGCGGATTGCCGAAGCCGAGCGCATTGCGGCCGAGGATCGCCGCCACGCGACGAAGCTGGAAATGGACCGCCAGATTGCGCTGATCAACGCTGCGGCGGGCGCCATGACGGCGGCGCAGCCCGTGCCCGAGATGCCGGCGGCCGATCCGGCGCCGGACCAGGGCGCGATGTTGAATGCGTCGCTTGTTGAGATGATGGGGCGCCTTGAAAACATGGCGGCTCTGATGGCGGCGCCGCGCCAGCGCGATCTGGTGTTTGGTCCGAACGGACGCCCGACCGGCATTATCGAGAGGATCGCGCAGTAATGCCGAGCGGGATCTATGGCGCTGCGTTGCGGAACACGGCGACGGGTGCAATCGACTTCGATACCGATACGTTTTGGGTGCTGCTGACGACCTCCGCATATGCAGAGGACTTCGACACCCACGACTTTCGCAACGACGTGACCAACGAGGTTGTGGGCGCCGGCTACACCAGCGGCGGCCAAGCCGTGACGGTCACGGTCAACGCCTACGACACGACCAACAACCGGCTGGATATCACGCTTGGCGGCACGTCTTGGGCGTCGTCCACCATCACGGCGCGCAAGGCCGTCTACTACAAGCGCCGCGGCGGCGCGGCGTCTGCTGACGAATTGGTCGCGGTGGTCGAGTTTCCGGCCGACGTGTCCACAACCAGCGGGACGTTCACGCTTACGGCGTCCACCCTTCGCATCCAGAACTAATGCCGGGGCAGGGCACGACAACGGTCAACTTCGGGGCGTTCCCCGGTTCGACCGATACCAGCGTAACCGTGACTGGCCAAACCGGCATTACGGGCACGTCGCTTGTGGAAGCGTGGATCTTTCCGCAGGCGACGGCGGACCACAGCGTTGATGAGCATTGGGTGGACCCGCCGGAGGTTTACGCGGGCAACGTCGTGGCGGGCACGGGCTTCACGATCTTCGCGGTCAACAAGAAGCGCGTCGATATCGGCCCGCTGACGGACAGCACGCGCGTCCGCAACGTCGATAGCCCCCGCGTCTACGGCCAGTGGACCGTTGCGTGGGTCTGGAACTGAGAGGGCGCAATGGCAATTCAGGTCCAGGGCTTTAGCGGCACGACGCAGGAGGTTGACCCGATCTTTCGGGCTGGCCGCGTCACGCTGCGCCCTGCGGAGCTTATCGGCTACTACAGCGTGGCGGGCGTCTCGGGCGCGCTGACTGGCGTTGCCGCCAACGGCACGGTGTTTAGCTTCCGCAACACGGGCGCCAATCTCATTGTGATGCGCCGCGTGATGCTGGGCTTTGTCACCACGACGGCGTTCACGACGGCGCAGGGCTTGGCTTATGCGCTGATCCGCGCCAACGCCTTCACGGTGTCGGACAGCGGCCAGACCTCGCTGTTCGTGACTGGCCAGAACAAGCACCGCAACGGCTTCACCAATTTGACCTCCGCGCCCGACATCCGCATCGCCAACACTGCCGCCATCACGGCGGGCACGCGCACGCTGGAAACCGTCGCGATGGGCGTGCAGTCGGCGGGCTCTACCGGCCTTGGAACTGGCATGACGCAGCAGGTTCTGCTTGAGCAGGATGCGGGCGACTATCCGCTGATCCTCGCGCAGAATGAGGGCTTTGTGATCACGAACTTGATCGCCATGGGCGCGGCGGGCGTGATCCAGCTTAACGTGTCCATCGAATACGCCGAGGCGACGGCTTACTAACCCATGTCGCTCCTGCTCGCCCTACTTGGCGGGGGCGGCGGGGCCACCGCTAACGGCCAAACGCTCCCCGTCACAGCCTCGCTTATCGCGGGCGCCGCGACGGCAAGCAGCACGGCCAGCGGGCAGACACTAACCGCAGCGGCAAGCCTTCTAGCCGGCGCAGCAAGCGCCAGCGGGACGGCATCCGGCCAGACGCTTAGTGCTACGGCGTCCCTGCTTGCGGGCGCAGCCGCGGCGGCTAGTCAAGCGGCGGGGCAAACTCTGCCGGCGCCGGCGACGCTGGTTGTGGGCGCCGCGAGCGCCGCCAGCACTGCGGCCGGTCAGACGCTCTCCGTTGCCGTGTCGCTTATCGGCGGCACAGCCACAGGCGGCGGCGCGGCTGACGCGACGGCAGACGGTCAGACGATTGCGGTTGCGGCGCTGCTGCTGCCGGGCGCGGCGAGCGGCAATGCTGTAGAGCAGCCGAAAGGCGCGGCCGGCGACAACTACCGCCGCCCGCGCAAGCGCCGTCGCACATGGACGCTGGCCGAGTGGCAAGAGGAGCAGCGGCGCCGCCGTCTTCCGCCGCAGGCTGGCGAGTTTGCCGACGTTGAGTTGCCGCCTGTCCCGCAGCCGATACCGTCCCCGCCGGGGATGGCGCTGCCGACTGGCGCGCTTGCGGGGCTGATCCCGCCGCTTGAGTTGCCGCCTCTGCCGCTGCCGCGCGCCGTTCCGGCCGCGTGGCAGGACGAGGACGAGGATCTAGAGCTTCTGCTGCTGGCGTAAGCCGGCCGCAGCTTCGCCCGCCGCGAGCGTATCGCGCGCCTGTCGCCGGCAGCATCCGGCGTCTCGCTTTGGCCCGGCGTCAATGTGGCCGCACGGAAACCATGGAACAGGACAACGCTGAAATCAGCGGCGGCGGCTTCGTGCCCACGCCGATGACGGACATTCTGTCGTCTCGCGCCGACAAGCCCGAGCCCGCGCCCATGCCTCGCATTGAGGCCAAGCCCGAGCCCGCGCCGGTCGAGACAACGGGCGAAAAGCCCGCGCCCTCCACGGACGAACGCCCCCGGATGCCGGATGGCAAGTTCGCACCGAAGGACGCGCAGGTCGAAGCGGCGCCGCCGGCCGCGAAGCAGGATGCCCCGCAGTCCGTCCCCGTCCAGGCCGTGCTTGAGGAGCGGAAGAAGCGGCAGGCGCTGGAGCGCGAGTTGGCCGAGTTGCGCGCACGCGCAGCCCAGCCGGTCGCGCAGCAGCAGCCCCCGCAGCCGGCACAGGTGCCGCTACCGGACCTGATGTTTCAGGACCCGGAGCGATTTGTGCAGGCGCTAGCCCAGCGCCAGGAAGAGGCGCTGTTGCAGACGCGGATCGCGACTTCGGAAGCGATTGCGCGCCAGCAGCCCGATTACGACGCGGCCGAGCAGGCTTTGACTGCCTATGCGCAGTCGAGCCCGCAGGCCGCGCAGGAAGTCGCGGCGGCTTTGCGTCAGCATCCCGCGCCGGCCATGTGGGCGTATCAAGCTGGCAAGCACCTGCTGTCCCAACAGCGGTGGGCGCCGATCATGCAGCAGCACGGCGATCCCGACGCGTTCATCAACGCCGAGGTGGAACGCCGACTTGCTGACCGTGTGAGGCAACAGCCAGCGCCTGCCCCTTCTGCCGCTCCTCTGCCGCAATCGCTGGCGTCCGCCAGGTCGGCAGGACCGCGCAATCCCGCGCCCGCCTTCACTGGACCGACGCCGATGTCCGCAATCTTGGGGCGTCGTTAGGTTTAGGGACCACGCGCCCCTCCGCGACAGGGGCTAGCCACAATGGCTGACACTCGCGCCGCAACGGGGCTTACCGTTGAGCAGTGGGACGACAACTATTTCGTTGAGTATTTCCAGGAGAACGTCTTTCGCCCCTACATGGGCCAGGGCGAAACCTCCATCATCCAGATCAACGAGGATCTGACCCGGAAAAAGGGCGACCGCTTCACCTTCGCCCTCGTCAACCGGCTGACCAACGCCGCGACCCTCGGCAACACCACGCTTGAGGGCAACGAGGAAGACCTCTCCACTCGTTCTTACGAGCTTTCGGTGGACCTGCGCCGTCACGGCGTGAAGGTGCCGAAGATGGAGAACCAGCGTTCCGCCATCGACCTCCGCGAGGCTGCCCGCGCCATGCTGCGCGTGTGGTCGCAGGAGGACCTCCGCAACGGCGTCATTGACGCCCTGTGGAGCATCGACGGCGTGTCGTTCGGCCTGACCTCGGCCGCGCAGCGCAACACGTGGAACGCGAACAACGCGGACCGCGTGCTGTATGGCAACAGCGTCGCCAACTACAACGCGACGTTCGCCACTGCGATGGGCACGCTGGACAACACCAACGACCGCGCCTCGGCCAACATCCTGTCGCTGATCAAGCGCCGCGCCAACCTCGCGTCGCCCAAGATCCGGCCGATCGAGGTGGACGGCTCCAAGCGCGTGATGATCGCCTTCGTGCATCCGCTGGTGTTCCGCGACCTGGCCGTCTCGCTCCAGACGGTCAACCGCGACGCCTACATCCGCGGCATGGAGAACCCGATCTTCACGGGCGCGGACCTCTACTACGAGGGCGTGGTGATCAAGGAAGTGGACGACATGCCGCTGCTGCCGGCGAACGCCACGATCAATGGCGTGGCCGTCGGTAACACCGTGCAGGCGTCGCCCATCTTCCTCTGCGGCGCGCAGGCTGTCGGCGTGGCGTATGCGCAGCGCACGCGCACCGTCACCGAGAGCTTCGACTACGAGAGCAAGACGGGTGTGGCGGTCGAGGAAATCCGTGGCATCGGCAAGATGCGCTACGGCACCGCGGCCGAGGACACCACCACGCCGCGGGACTACGGCGTGGCGACCGCTTGGGTTGCGGCTCCGGCCGACGCCTAAGCCTGATCCTGACATGAGCCCGGCGGCCTGACGGTCGCCGGGTTTTTCCACATCCCCCATAGCGAAAGGAGGCTTGGCACATGCCGGGCTATCTCAAGCCGGTTGCCGCCACGGCGCCGGCCTATCAGGGCGAAGGCCAGAACGGCGCCGTCGCTCAGAACCGCGTCACGTTCCTTGCGGCGGAACTCACGCTGAACGCCGTTTATCCGATGGTCCGCCTGCCGCGCGGCGCCATCATCCACGATATCGTCATGACCGTTTCCGACATGGACGGCGCGACTTCGGGTATCGTGTCGCTTGGCGTCGCGGGCGATGCGGAGCGGTATATCCGCCGCGTGTCGATCCAGGCGGCGGGCACCTTCCGCATGGGCAACGACGCGACTGCGGCGGCTGCCATCATTGCGGCGCCGCGGGCGCTCCCGAACGAGGTGACGCTGGATCTGCTGATCCAGACGGCGCCCGGCACCGCTGCCCCCGGCACGGTGGACATCGCAGTCCACTACACCTGCGAGTGATAGCGATGGCCCGCTTTGTTTACCTTGGCCCGCCGGATGAGCGGGTGGAAAGCAACTTCCATCAGCTTACCGGCGACTGGGTGACGGGCGAGCCTCGCGACATTGACGACGCGGCTGCGGTTGCGTGGCTGCGTCGTCATCCCCATTGGAGCGAGCTTGTCGAAGAGCCCGCGCCCGTTGACGCCAACGGCGACGGCGAGGAAAGCCGCGAGGAACTGCAAGCGGCGCTTGCGGAGCGCGGCATCGCCTTTGATCGCCGCTGGGGCATCGCGCGGCTTCGCGCGGCGCTTGAGGGCTGACCATGGCTGCGCCGGTCGGGTTCGACACGCTCACGGCTACGGCGGCCGTTACGGCGCCGTTTGCCGCGGGCGCAACGCTGCTGTCGCTGCCCGTGCCGGCGCGGACCGTGGTTGCCTGGCTTGACCTGACCGCGACGGATCTGGACAGCGGCGGCACGCCTGCGATCACGCTCAACGTGGGCGACGCCGCGAACCTAAGCCGCTTCGTAGCGGGCTCCACGGTCGCGCGCGCTGGCGGCACGGTAGAGGTGCGCCCCGCAGCTTCGCTGTGGTGGCGCTACGGCTCGGCCGATACGGTGACGGTGCGCGTCGGCACGGACGCGGTAACCGACGCGAGCGGGTCCGTCACGCTGACGGCCTACGTCTACCCCGGCGCGGATGTGACTTACCTCGTGCGCTTGGCGTTGCAGGCCATGGGTGTGCTGGCCGAAGGCGAGACGCCGCGGTTTGAGGACGCGGCCATCGTCAACGAGGCGCTGGCCGAAGTGCACGAGATGCTGCGCGGCAAGGGCATCGCCAACCGGCAGGATCTGGCATGGCCGCTGGCGCTGGTGCCGATGTTCGCGGCGCGTCCGTATGCCTTGCTGGCGGCCAACATGCTGGCCGACACGTTCGGGCTGTCCGCGCAGCGGGCGCAGCGCATGGCGGCGCGTGCGGTTGAGGCCGAGCGCGAAATCCGGCGGCAGACGGCCAAGGGCTACAGCGGCGAGCCGGTGAGCCTTGAGCCGTATCAAACCGGCGTCACGACCGATTACGGGCGCGTGCTGACATGATCCTGCTCACCCCCGAAGAGCGCGAGCGGAAGCGCCGTATGGCGCGCCGCATGTATGTGGCGGGCAGCACTGGGCCGCTTGCCATTAATCTAGTCGCGCCGGGTTCTTTGTCGCCGCTGCTGACGTTTTCGCGCTCGCACACGCCGAGCACGGCATCCGCGACGGCTATCGCTGCGGATGGCGTGGCGCTGGATGCCTACGCGCAGAACGTCCCGCGCTTTGATGACCCGGCGCGGCGCTTGCTGCTAGAGGGCTCGCGCACCAACGCCGTTCGCAATCCTCGCGGCGAGGGCTCGACGCCGGGCACGCCTGGCACGCTGGCGACCAATTGGGCTGTCGTGACGGGCGGCCTGTTGACGCAGGAAGTGCTGGCGACGCAGACGGTGGGCGGCGTCGTCTATCAACGCATCCGGTTTAGCGGCACGCCCGGCGCGGCCGGCACGCTGCTTGTTGCGCCCGAAGCGCAGAACGTGATCGCGGCTGCGGTCGGGCAGGCGTGGTCCGCCAGCGCGCGTGCGGCGCTTGTCATTAACAGCGGTGCGACGCCGACAATCCGCCTGTCGAACCGCGAGATTGCAGCGGACGGCACGACGCTGGTGGACGCGGACATTGCGGCGCCGACGCTCTCGCTTGGTGGGACGCCGGCTGCCGTGTCGCACTCTCGCACGACAGTAGGCGCCACAACGGCGTTTGTGCTGCCGCAGTTCCGCGTGGAAGTGATCGCGACGGCCTATGACTTCACGCTGTGGGTTGGCGTGCCGCAGATGGAGCAGGCGCCGTTTCCGACTTCGGCCATCCTGCCGGTGGCAGGCACGCCCGGCGCCGCGACCCGCGGCGCTGATCTTCTGTCCAGCCCCCTATCGACAATCGCCATAGGTGGCGATGGCGTTGCGACCGTGCTGGGGACTGTTCTGGCCCCGGTGGTTGGCGCAACGACGATGGGGCTTGCGTGCATCACCGATGCAACCGGGATTAATCAGTCTTCGATTTCCATACGAACCGATGCGGGCGGCGGGATTGCTGTCTTGCGCCTGAATAGCGGCGCGTTTTCGATAAGCCCCGTTACGCCGATTACGGCCGGCACGTTGGTCCGGTTTGGCTTCACCAATTCGGCCGGGCGTGTCGCGGGCTCCGTAAATGGCGGTGCTGTCTTTGCGGTGACGGGCGCGCCCACATCGGGCCTAACTACGCTCCGCATCGCAAACGATCCTTCGCTAGTCGAGCCGTTGTTTGGTGAGCTTGGCACGCTTCGCGTGCTGCCGCGCGCGGTGAGCGACGCCGACTTGCAAACTCTAGTGGCGAACCTGTGAGGAAAGCATGAGCGGCACCTTTACCGCCTCGCGGTTCCAGCCGCGCTTTGGCTACGGCCCGGCGCTGCGGGTGGGCAATTTCCCCGGCCAGATGCCGGGCGCACTACCTGCCACGCTGGGGATGCCGGCGCCGGCCGCTGCGGCGCCTGTAACGGCAACGCCCGCGGCTGCTCCGGCGGCTGCTCCGGCTGCGCAAACGCCCCCGGTGAGCGTGGGCAGCCTGCCGATAGGGCAGGGGGACGGCGGGCGCGGCGGCGACATTTCGTCGGATCGCGATGGAAACGTCTTTGGCCTTGGCCCCAATCCGGGCAATTTGGGCGCGCTAGGGGCTGGATTGTCCGGCTTCGGCGTTAGCGGATTGGGTGGAGCCTTGGGCGGATTGGCAGGTGGCATGCTGGCGGGGCCGTTGGGCGGGCTTGTCGGCTTGGCGCTGGGCTCGCTGGCGCAGCCGGCGTTGAGCGGGACGCTGATGGGATCGGCGCTGTCTGCGCCGATCTCGATGGACGCCCCCGCGATGCCGGGCGGCGTGGATGGCGGCTTCAAGGACGCGCCCACAGTTGGCGATCCGATGGCCGGCAAGGACGGGTCTATCGTTGGCGAAGTGATCTCGGGCGATCCATCCGGCGGCAAGGACGGGTCCGTTGCGGGCGTCGGTGCAGATGGGAGTTTCGGCTCCGGTATCGGCGGCATGGGTGAAACGGTGAGCGAGGGCTCTGCCGTTGGCGGCATGGACGGCGGCAGTAAGGACAGCACCGAAGGAACAGGCAACACTGGGCCGGGCGGCGATTTTGGCGATAGCGGCGGCTTTGGTGACGCTGGCGGCTACGGCGATGCCGGCGCGGATAGCGGCTGGATGTCCGGCGGCTACACGGGCGCGGGCCATCCTGCGGAGCCGGCCGGCACGGTCCATCGCAACGAGGTGGTGATCCCCGCCGAGATGGTCGCGCGCTACGGCCTGCGCCCCCTCATGGCGCTGGTCGAGGGCTCCATCCCGCCGTCGCGCCTAGCGGCGCTCGCGCGCGGCTAATGCTCCGCATGGCGGAACAACGGCAAAAGTGCTAGTATTCGCCATGCGAAAGATACCGGGATACTCGCGTTATCTGGCTGACGATGCGGGCAATATCTACGGCACAGTCAATAACCACGGCTTGCCGCGAGAGCCTCGGAAGCTAAAGCCGCACAAGAACCCGTCGGGCTATTTGCAACTTCACGTGCGCGCCGATGTTGATGCAGACCCGGCCATTTGCGCGCCGGGGCGGCGGGGCCAACTCGTGCATGTCATGGTTTGCTTGGCTTTCCACGGCGTTCGCCCGTCTGCCGGGTGTGAGGTGGACCACATTAATTTCGATCGCACGGACAACCGGCCGGAAAATCTGCGGTGGGTGCTGGCCGCAGAAAACCGCCGCCGGCAGCGGGCTAATCCTATGCGCGCGCGAGGCGCGGCGCACCACAATGCAAAACTTGATGAGACGGCGGTTCGTCAAATTAGAGCGCGCCGAGCGTCCGGCGAAACGCTGAAAAGTATTGCTGCGGACTACGGGGTTTCTTTGCACGCCGTGTGGCACGCAACCTCTGGGCGCCAATGGAGGCACGTCGCGTGAGGCTTCCATTCAGTGTGGCCAGCTACACGCACCGGAGCCTTCCGGTTAGCGCGCAACGGCTCATCAACCTGTTTGCCGAGGCGCAGCCGGAAACGGCAAAGTCGCGCCTGCCGCTGCTGCCCACGCCCGGCTTGCGGGTGCTGTATGACCTAGGGCAAGGGCCGATCCGCGGCGTGCATGTCATGGGCGGCGCGCTCTACGCCGTGGCGGGCACGGGCGTGTATCTCGTCCCGGCAACCGGAGCGCCGACGTTGCTTGGGTCCATCGTCAACGGCGGGCCGGTGAGCCTGGACAGCAACGGCAACCGGCTGTGCATCGTGGTCCCCGAAACCTACCAAGCGTGGGTTGTGGATCGCAGCGCCGGCACGCTGGCACAGGTTACGGACCCGGACTTTCCGGGTTCTCTCGGCGTGACCGTCATTGACGGTTACTACATCCACGCCAAGCCGAATTCCGGCGAATTCTTCCTGTCGGCGCTTAACGATCCGACCGCCTACAACGCGCTGGATTTCGCGACGGCAGAAGGTGCGCCGGACAACCTCGTGGTCCCGATCCGCGTGGGCCGCGACCTGTGGCTGTTCGGTGAGCAGTCCACTGAGATTTGGTCCAACGTCGGCGCGACGGATTTCCCGTTCTTGCGCGTGTCGGGCGGCTTCGTGTCGCGCGGCACGTCGGCGCGGGGCTCGGTCGTGACGCGGCTCGGCGCGGCCGTGTGGTTGGGCGACGACCGCGTTGTTTACTCCGCGCCAGGCGTGCAGCCGCAGCGGATCAGCACGCATGCCGTAGAGCAGGCCATCGGCGGCTATGAGCGCGTGGATGATGCTGTCGCGTGGATCTACGAGTTGGAAGGCCACGCCTTCTATGTGCTGACGTTTCCGAGCGCGGGCGATACGTGGGTGTTCGACTTCGCCACGGGGCTTTGGCACGAGCGCGAAAGCGAAGGGCTCGGCGTGTGGCGGGCCAAGCTCGGCGCGGCGTTTGCGGGCGGCGTGTTCGCGGGCGACGCTGCGGATGGGCGCATCTGGCTGCTTGATCCCACGCACGCGTGGGAAGGTTCTTCGCAGATCGTCCGCGTGGCGACCGGGACGAGTTTTCACGCCGAGGCACGCAAGGTCACGGTGACGCGGCTTGCGGCCGAGTTTGAAAGCGGCGTCGGGCTGTCGAGCGGGCAG